AGGATAAGTCCACCTTTAGGCTTAGCCATTATGCACTCCTATATCCACCACCACGTTTTTTATAAGTACGTACTAACCATGCATTAGCATAAGCAGAAGGATATACATCAAACTTTCTTTTTGCTTCTGCTTTTACTCTAGCATATAAAGAAGGATTTGTAGGTTTAGCTCCACCTTTTTTCTTTGTGGTCTTTTTTTTCTTTTTACGAATAGCCATTACTTTGTTCTTCCTCCAGATTTACGTCTTAATGCTCCACCTTTAGACATATACTTTGTCTTTTTCATAGCACCACCTTTAGACATATATTTAGTTTTCTTAGCCATGCCACCACCCATTCGTTTTAGCATACCACCTTTTTTCATATACTTAGTAGTTTTACCACCACCTTTTCTTGGTATAAACATAGGTGTTTTAGATTGTCCACCTACAGTTTTTTTACCTGAACCTTTTTTCATATATTTAGTTTTTTTCATTTTTTCCTCGTGCATAAAGATTGTTAAAAGTAATATCAGGGTCTGTATAACTATCATGTATTTCTGCTGAATGAATATACTGACTTGGTGCAAAATCTGGAGCACCTTCTCCAGTTACCCAAAGAGCAGGATTAGTTACCCTAACTCGATTGTTAGGTAATGCCACGATATTACCTGTCCATTTATCTGCATCTATTAACTGCAGTACGTGACTTTGTTTATGTTGTGCAGGGTCATCACTAATATAACTATCTGTATAATCCACTGTAAACATATATCTTCCTTTATAAAATTTACCACCTATTTTACACATCCAAGGGCTAGAACTTATTCTATCCATTACTATTATGGAGTGTCCTCTTGAAGAACAGTCCCAAGGTTGTGCTAAATGCGTGTCCATTCTTTCTGGCATCTCTTCTAAAACTTCGTCTGCTACTAAACTTGTTATTGGCATTCTTGCCCACATTGCACCTCCATGTATATTTTCTTCTTCATCTATGCCAGTAAAAACTACTTGAAAACTTAAACACCTATCTGGTATTGTATTGACTGCTATCGCTAGTCCATGCAAATATTCTCCATGATAATCTATGTGGTTATGTGTAAATTCTTTTCTTACCCAACATTTAAAATGGGGAATATTACTTATTAAATATGACAGTTAGCACCTCCATCTACGTCTTGCTTGTCTTAATCTTGAGTTAGGGTCTTTTGCTGCTTTAGGAAACTTCTTCATTTGTCCTGCAGACCTTGCACAAAAACTCTTTCTTCTTGCTGCTCTTTTACCTGTTGGTTTTTTTTCAGTAACAGCAGTTTGTAATTTACTTCCAGGATTTTGTCTTCTATATTTTGCTACTCCTGCTTTAGTTAAACCTGCTCCTTGTTTAGTAGGTCTTTTATGACCACCCTTAATGGTCATACCTTTCATGCCTTTACCTTTTATTTTTTTCTTTCTAGGCATTTTCTGTTTTATATTCTTTTGACTCTTCTTTAACTTGTGCTTCTATAGTTCCTTGCACTGCAGGTCCTTTTCTAGCTGCTCCATAACCTTGACCTGTTGGTTTACCTGATGTTCCTTCTGAAGGATAATTAATAATACCAGAACCTGACCTTCCATATACTTTCATTGCTTTCATTATTTTTTCCCTTTCTTTTTATATTTCTTTTTTTTCTTTTTATTTTTTACTTTTGTTATTTGTTGAACTATATTAACTCTACCTATTGTCATTAGTTAGCTCCCTGTATAACTGGATTTGGACCACCTGCAGGACTAGCAGGTACATTCATATCGTCTTGTCTCATTCTTCTTGCTTGATTACGTAAAGCATCTATTGAATTTTTATATTTAGCTTCCCAAGTAGGAAGTTGTTGATAATCTTTTATAAAATACATTGCTTCTACCATACATGCTGCGAATAATGCGTTATAGCAAAATTCACTAAAATAATTAGATGTTGTTACACTTGTACCTGTAGCACTAGCTAAAGCTAAAGGTCTGCGTGTAAATTGTATTTCACCTGATATTGCTGATGCAGGTGTTGGTACAATATAAATTTGTGTATTAGTTTTTCTTGAATAATATCTTGGTGTTCCTGTTGATGCACTAGCAAAAGGAAAATAATCTATTGCATATTCATATGTTCTTTGTAATAAATTAACTTTTGAATTAGCAGGAACTGCTGTAGTTGAAACACTTGTAGTATAATTTACATTTCTTACAACTAATGTATCAGCAGGTAAACTAACTACTGGGTCAGAAGCTGTAAATGAAAAAGTAGAAAAGTTATCTAAACCAGGGTCATCTAGTTCTTTTACTATTCTACCTTCAGCTTTTTCAACAAAATAAGATATATGCTCTTCAAACTCTGTTGAATCATTTTCTATTGTATTAATTATATCAGTTTTAAGAAATGAATAATTAGGCATTTACTATCCTACAAATAAGGTTACACTACCTGCATTAGGAGTAGATACACTTACTGTTGCTTCACATCTAACACCCATGTCACCTATATAAATATCTGCTGTTCCACTAGCAGGAACTTGAAACTTTATTTTATCTCCTGTGCTATCAGCTATGGCAAATGTACCTGCCACAGTAGAATATGCATGAATAGCTACTATTCTTGTAATACCATTTGTTGCAATGATTGCTCCATCTCCACCTGATTTATTTACTGCTGTAATATTTTTAGACATTTATTATCCTTTAAAAATAGGGAGAGTATTTTACTACCCTCCCTAATGATTAGTGATTAAGCACCTTCGTTACCTACGTAACTTCTCCAGTCAGATACTCCAAATGAATATCTTTCTCTGGCTTTGAAACGTAAGTTACCAGTATCAAAATCAGGTTCCATTTTAGTTTGTAAAGGTGTTCTATTAAACATCTTTGTACCATTTGGAACATCAGTTTTAAAGAAATAAGCATTAGTATCAGTGAATCTTCTATTGACAACCATTCCACCAGGAACAACACCCATGCTTCTAATAGCATTAATGTCGTTTACATTGGTAGCATTGTTAACAATAGTAGTTGAATACTCACTGTTTAAAATTTGTGATGCTGTAAACATTAAATCATTTGGTATGTGTAATGATACACATTGAGCACCAATTAAAATGTCTCTATCATCTTTAATCTGTTGAATTTGAATTACTGCTGTTTCTATAGAAGCTTCTGATAAAGCTGCTCCTGTAAACAGATTAGTTTGCGTACCTGCTGATATAGTTGGGTGAGACGCACTAAAAAATGGTTGACCATCACCTATAGCATCAGATGCTGCAGTGCTAAAACCATTATTAAATACTTTAGCAGCTTTCACTTGCTTAGTATTTGCCATAGCTCTAGCTAATCCTTTTGCTCTTAATTTTGCAAAAGTATCATATAGATTATCTTCCATTGCTTCTTCTGTAATAGCAAAAGCTAGTGCTACAGTTTCGTTGTCATAACGAGCTGTAAAACTTTCTTGTGCATCATCAAAAGAAACAGCTTCACCCTCACCTTTTACAGGTGCAGTGCCAAACCCTGTAAATAGAACTTCTTCTTCAAAAGCCCTATCAGAGTTTTCTATTTCATAAAGAGGTGCATGTTCGTCATTTACCTCACCATACTCCGTACCAAAGACTGCATTCAATCCTGGAAGGAGTTCTTTAGCAATACTTGCTCTATTTATAGCCATATTTTATTCTCCTTTAAATTATGCAGTTGATGCAGTTGCAGTGACATATCTGTCTCTGTGTGTGTTTAAAAATACTTCAACGATTGGAAAAGCATCAGAGTCATCATTTTCTTCACCATCTTTTTTCTTACCAATCACTCTTGCTGCTTGTTCTGTTTCTCCACCAGAAGCTGCTAATAAATAATAACTAGAGTTTCCAGTTGTTGTATTACCAGAACTTGCTGTTGAACTAACAGTTACATTATAGTTTTTTTGTACCATTAATTCATTAGCAGATAATGATAATGAACATTGAATGTAGTAAGTTTGATTTGGGTCTGTGATGATAAAGAATTTAACATCTGAATATCCATTTGCAGAAGTTCCTGTTGTCCAATGTCGACTAAATTTTTGCTCGCCATTTAAAACAAAAGAGCACCCTGCAAATATACCTGAAGGTTTTAGTGTTGCTGCTATAAAAGGTGAAATGGTTGCAAAGTTTGCACCTGGTAATACAACAGGGTCCCCTGTGAATATTTTATTGTTACATGCTCCACCTGATGTAGGTGAAAAAATATCAGTGAAAGAACCAGTGTTGTAAGCACCACCCTTTTTTCTAGCAGGAACGAAACCTTGAAAAGCTTTTACATGAGCCATAGTTTCTCTCCTTTAAAATTATAAAAAAATTATTAGAGAATTAACTCTGAAATTTAGGAGTTTTTCCTCTAATGGTTTGAGTTTTACTTGTGTTGCTAATAGGCATTCTAGAATCTCCAGTCTTCATTAATTGACTATTTACTGCCTGCATTAATGAATCAGACTTTTGTTTATAGTATGTCTTTCTAGCTTCGATACGACCAGTAGGTATTTTACCTAACGCAACATCTCCACGACAGATTGCTCCAGTATATCGACCTTCATCTCTCACGACAGATGAGTGTTCCATCTCAGGTACTTCCTCCTTTTTAACAAACTCCCATCCTTCTTGCATTTTTCTTCCTATATGGGAAACATCTTCTTTTCCTTTAACAGTTAGTCTAAGCCATCCTAAAGACATACCTTCGTTAGCGAAACGATTTACTACTTCTTCAGGTATATCTAATAATCTTGGTTCTTCAAAAGTATATGTAGTTTGTTCTTTAGTAGTATTTTCTCTAAGTTGAGAACTACGTGTATTAGTTCGTGTCATTGATTATCCTCCACGTTGCATGTTAATAGTTGTATATTCACCTTCAGCTTTAGTTGCCTTTAGCTTTTCTTGAGCATACTGTTCAAGTGGTATTCCCCATTTATTAGCTAATCTTACATCTTCTTTTGAAAGTTTAACTTTTTTACTAGAGCCTGGAGTGCTACGTGAAACTCCAGAAACCACTTGAGCAGGTGTCGAGTCCTGCTGACGACTTTCTTCTTTAGTTTCCTTTTTAAACTTATTAGGGAAATTTTCTTTTAACCTTTTATCTATCTCTTGATAAAATTCTGTGCTTGTTGGGTCATAGCCTTCTTCTTTTAATTCAGTATCTATTGCCAGTGCACTTGCTGTTAAAATTCTATCTTTACCAAACCAATCATTATTTGCTGCCCATTCTTCTGCATTTGGGTCAGGTGTTGGTTGTGTTGGTTGAGGTTGTGTTGTTTGTTGTTGTGGTGCAACCTCATCAGTCTTAAAATTTTGTTTAGTTACTTCTAAATTTTTTAAATCAACTTGTGCTTCATTTAATGCTTCTTGTGCTTTTAATAATTTTTCAGCATTACCCTCTTCGTGTGCTGTTGCATAAGCTGTTCTTGCTAATTCTAATTTATCTTTTATTTGTTTTTCATTAGCAGTTAAATTTAATTGTCCTAACTTTACAAAATCTTCTTGTTGTTTTTTTACTCTACCTGCTAATTCTTCATTCTGTCTAATTAGTCTAGCAACTTCTTCTTCTTTTTCTTTTCTTTGTTTAACTAATTGTCTAATTCTTTTTTGAGCACCTTTGGTATCTATACCTTCTAATTCTTTTGGCTCTTCTGGTTTTACCTCTTCTTTTACTTCTTCTTTAGGTTTTTCTTTTTCTTCTTTTATTTCTTCTGCTTTTGTTTCTACAGGTTTCTCTTCTTCTTCAACCTCATATTCTATTTTTTCTTTTTCTTCTGGTTTTTCTACTTCTACCTTGTTCCACTCTTCTGACATTTTATTTCCTTTCGTTGCTAACGATACATCCGATTTACGTTAATAATGTAATTATACAATACTTTTTTTAATTACACAATACTTTAATTAGATAAATTATAAGTAGGGTCTAATGTTTTTGGGTTTTCTACTTTCATTATAATCTGGTCATCATATAATAAAATAAACTTTACACCTTTATATTTTATCTTTTGACCTGCATGTTTACCATAACATACGTAATCATTTAATTGACACCAAGGTCCTTTTTGAAATTTTTCCATATCATGATAAGCTAAATCACCTATTGCTACAACTTGACCAACAGTTGTAAGATATGCCATATCATCTCTAGTAGAATCTGGTAAAAATATTCCACCCTTAGTTGTTTGTTTAATACTAACAGGTCTAATTAAAATATGATAACCTGGTAGTTCTGGTAATACATCTGGATTAGGTAATTCTTCTTCTGTAATCCACATGTCATTTTTTATGGCACGACCCATAGTTACGTTCTGCATTATTCCTCCTCGTTATGATACATTCTTTGTATTATTGTTTTTAAAGTATCCATAGACCATTCTACACCTTGGATACGACCTACTGCTTGTTTGTAGCCTGCGAGAGTATCTATATTTCCACTGGCTACAGAATCTTTTAATGATTGTACTTCTTGTTTATACTTATTCAGTATCTCGTCTAGTATTTCCATTATTCATTTGTTCCTTTATAGCTTCAGACATAAAATCTATTAACTTAAAACTTCTTGTTCTATCATCAACATCATCTAGCTCAGCTACTTTTTTCATAGCATCTGCTCTAATTTTTTCTAAATCTATTTCTGCTTTTTGGTCAGCTATAACAGTCTTTGTTAATAAGTCAAGAGACTTCATAGTTTCTTTACTTGCTCTATCCATATCTCCTTTTTGTTTTTTCATCATAGCAGTTTGACCTGCAACTGCAGAATCTTTTAATAATTTCATTTCTTCTATTTCTAATTTTTGAGATTCTAATGCAGCTTCTGCAGAATTTTTAGCAGAAGACATTTTAAGTTTTTCTTTTTCTAGTTCTACTTTAGCTTGTTCTAAAGCAACCATTTGTTGTTCAGGTGATTGTGCCATACCCATAGCTTGATTAGCATTTAATACTTGTTGTGCTGCTTGTGCCATTGCCATCTCTACAGCTTGTGGATTTTGCTGACCTGCCATCTTTGTAACACCACTAATTTGTTCTTGATATTTCATAACAGAATGCTCTTGTATATTTGCTTCAAGTATTGGTTTGATTCTAGCCATGATAGGATTAGCACCATTCATAGGGTCTTGTAAATATGCCATCTTAGTTTGAATATGGGCATCATGATTTTGACCTGCAAAAGCTGCTATTGGTATACCTTTTGTTGCTGACATAATATCTGATACTGGGTCCATAGGTTGTGGTTTCTTTTTAGGAGGTAGTATCTTTTCAAGATTAGGCATATTAGCAGCATTTAATATTGTCCTATTTAATTCTTCTATATTAAACATACCAGGAGGGGACTGTTGTGCCATTTGGAGAGCCATCTGTGCAATCATCATCCTATGTGCATTAGAAGGAATGTTAGGGTCTGATACAGGGATTACATCAACCCTACCATCAAAATCCTTTTTAAATACACTTTGTTCAGCAAAAGGAACCTCGTAAGGATATTCCATTGGTAAATAATCATAATCTATACGTGCAAGAATTTTAAACTCTTCTCTTTGAGAGTGATGTAATCTTTTATGTATAGATGAAAAGAATTTACTAGAAGCTTCTAATAATGCCATTGTTGTTCCTACAGGACCATAAGATGCTGCATCAGAAACAATTTGTTCTGTACTATCAGCAAATTTTTGTCCTGCTTGTGTAACAAAACCTAACATTTGAAATAGAGTAGAGGAAGGTTCTTTATAGGGGAGAGGTATGATTGCCTTACTCAAATCTACACCAGTAGCTTCTATTTCTTTAAATTCACCTGGACTTATAGGTTCATTGTCTCCAACTAACCTAACTCCTTTTGCTTTAAATCCTCCTGGTAAGTTTGCAAATTGACCTGCGTCTACTAAGCTTCTCATAGCTGCTGTTGCAGTCATAGTTAAGTTGCCTAGAAAGTGCATCAAGCCAAACCCATAAAATCCAAAA